AGAGACGTTGGCAAAGGGAGTTTCACCCTTTGTTTCTGCCTCTTCAGGTTGGATATCCGCGAACGCCCCTTGCGAGGCATTCCCGGCCCCTAGAATTCCGGTTCATAAAGAACTTGGTCTTCTTTTGGAGGCTCTAGAATCTTCTGCAATATTTCGCGGATGTATCTCCCTCTGTAGACACGATGTCGTTCTGACGGACTAAATCCGTTCAAAATTTCATCAATATCTACTTTAGGGAGGTACTCAATCTCTGATAGCTTTGGAAGTGGTTTATCCCCGATTTTATCGTCGGGAATAAAGTTACCTTCAAAGTATTCTTCGTATTCTTCCTTTGGAAGGAATGATACGAGAGTAGACTCTAGTTGAAGAAGTTGACTGATTCTATAATCAATCACATTCTTTAAATAGAGCCTATCAGGGATCGGTCCAACTAGGCGATTCTCTAGCGCCTGCCCTGTCTTTTCTTCTAGGTCGAATAATTCGCCCCAGAGATCAGACGCTTGCTTAACTAACAGCTCACACCTAGCGGATATAATGTCAGAAACATTAATCCTATCTAGGAGGCCGTTATTGCAACTATCAAGATTAACCCTTAATTGGGCGTCAAGAAGCTGCTTAATTTTAAGCGAGCAACAAAGATAGCTTTGATCGTGCGCCGAAAGGCGCATCGTCTTAGCTATCCTAGAGACGGGTACTGACTCGAGCAAGAAGTTGTGATCCTGAAGATACTGAAGAAATTCAGGGATGTTCCACCAGGAACTCCATGAACTATTCTGTATATCAGGGGATAAGGCTGTTATCTCTTCACCTCGAACGTAGACCCTTTTGGCAAACTCTGCAACGCAGAATTTGACATTTTGGTCATCGTTCGGAGGAGAGAAACTCTTGTCAAGATTGATTGAAACATCAAGCTTTTCAAGTAAAGCCTTATACCTTATCGCGACAGCCTTCTTCCAGATGGCTACGTCATCACCCAGAACTGCATATTCTTGGAAAGGAGCTTTCGCTCTCTCCTTGAATGCGCAATAATGGATGAGTACGTGGTGTGTCACAGTGAAGACAGCCCATGAGGAATATAACCCCATTGGTTGACCTACGGCATATTTAAGAACTTGATCCTTGTACTTAAAGCTCATGCTTCCTAAGATAGATTCCCATAAAGAACCTATTTCAGGATGTATAAACTTTAATACTGACACCTGCATCTCGATAGGAAACCTATCGGTAGCTTGTGTAAGGTCATAAGACCAAACTGGTCCAATAGACGATTGGGTTTTCACCCTATCGCTTTGTCTAGTTTGATCGTATGTACCATCCTGAGGTATCTCACGGAGTAACTTATAAAGTACTCTATGAAATGGCTTCAGGCAGTCTTGGATCCAGTAATTACCTATAGCTACGAGACGGGATTTACCTCCCTTATCAGGGACGAATGTTATTCGTCCAAGGTAAGTTTGGTTATCCTCGCTCTTAACTCGGTAGATATCGTCAGCATCTTCGAAGAATTCCTTATTCTCTTCAATGATATCTCTAATACTTCCTTTACGGAAGTGCTTATTGAAATCATCTAGAAGAGTAAGTAAGTCTTCGTCGATAGCTAGCGTTTGTTTACCGGCAGTAAGTAGTGTTGGACCTTCAATTCCCCTTTTAGAGGAGAAATGTTGGTTAACACTTCTTTCACTTTTCACACTTTCATCTAGAAGGGCCTTGAATCGCTCTTTAAGTCTTCTGGTAAAACCAGACTTCTTAAGGAACTTTTCAAAGTCTTCTTTCATCGCGGCAAAAGTCACTTTCCCCTTGCTAGGAGACGTAACAGTCTCCAGGTTAGGGATAGGCTCCAATATGATAGACTCGTACGTCCTTAATATACTTAGGGCGTACCGTTTACTCTTATTGGTACCTGCTAGAGGCCCCTTAAAGCTCAAGAGAACTTCAGGAAAGTTATTCCTTCGGTTCCTCTTGAACCATATAGGGGTTGACGGCCTAATTGGAACTCCACTAGCGTATCTTACAGATTCGTTATAGAGCCCTTTTAGATTTCTAACTGTCTCTCTCATCCCGTGGTCTTTTACAAGACGACGGACGAGTTTGAGATAGCAAGAGCCAAGTCCACTATGCTTCGGAAATCCTAGTAACCGAAAAGTCTTATCATTATTTATGATAGAATTTTCGATTATTTGGAACTTTCGTTTCATAGATGGTCCTCCTATTCAGAAAATAGGCGGAGGCTTTCGCACCTTGCGGTGTTGCCCCCATCCTCCCTAGTTTACCAGCTAGGGTCTGGGTCTGTGCATAAAGCATTTGATCCATTCCTTATCTAATCAAACAGGGAGCTGGGGTAAGCTCCACTGAGATGAAAGAACGGTTGTGATTTCTCACATCCAATGCCGGGGTCAGCACAAACACGAAGAGTTATTCCTTATAAC